ATAAATTTTCTATTTCACACAAATTATGATCAATTATTAATTTATTATATATATATGTCTCATTATTACTATAATTATCATTATCATTATTATTATCATTATTATTATTATTATGATTATTATTATTACAATTATTTTTTTTAATTATATCTATAATTTCTAGATAACTGTAAAATTCTCTATTAATTTTTTTAATTAAAATTATTTTTTTATTTATTAATTTATTATTTTCTATTTTTTCATCATTTATAAATGGTATAGTATTATATTTTAAATTTAATTTTATCTTTTCATTTATCATATATATATAACCATCCATTTTTATTCTTAATTTTTATGTAAAAATTTTATTCCTTCTAATTCCCAGTAATACTTTGGATTATTTATATTATTTATTATATCTTCGTATTTACTACTTATATTTTTATACATTTTCAATCTAGAATAAATTATTTTCATCTTTTCTAATAACTTGTTAGATAATATCTTCATACTTGTTATATCATATTTGTTATTATCTATTATCGTTATCGGTGAAGATTTTATTATAATTATATTACTTAATTGATCACCAGTATAATTATTATATATCCACTTTTTTAATGTCTGGAATTTTAATAATCCCAGTAATTTTTCTTTATCCATTTTATCATTTTTATAATAATTTATTTTTTTCTCTTTTATCATCTTTAATGTATTTCGATTCATAAATATAGAACTCAATCTTACCTTACTATTTGTGTCGTTAATTATGTAAATTTTTTTATGATCTTGATTTATATTATTAAAATATAATGGATATGCTGTTTCATATATTAATATTCGCACATTGTAAAATGTAAATTCGTTATATGATGATAACAAATTTATTCGTTGTTCGTATACATAATTCTGATTTATATTAAATAATATGTTTTTAATCACCATACCCAACAATTTATATTGACTCATCCATATTAAATTTTCTTCATCTATTTTTTCTTTTTCGTATTTTTTATATCTTTTATCATTATCATCATCATCATCATCATCATCATCATCATCTATATCATCTTCATTATTTTCAATTTCATTAATAGTTAATATAATAAATATATTAGGATTAATTCGAACATATTCTGTTAAAATATAATCTAATAGTAAATGTTGTTGTGAATTATTAATATTTGCTAATAATGTTTTAATATCTATAATATTTGTAAATAAATTATTTGGTATTAAATTACCATAATTCTTATTTTTAATATATTCAATAAAATTAGCAATACTATTATTTTTATATAAAAAATTTAAATTATCTGAATCATATTCTTTGGATATATTTAAATGATAATAATCTTTATTTTTACTATTTCTGCTTATTTTATATATCGCTGATATATCATCATTATTTTCAACTTTAAATATATTATAATTTTTTAATGCAAATCTACTTATTATCGCTACAAAATATTTAGAAAATTCTATTGTTTCTTTTAAACACTCGTAATTAGTTAACATATCAGGATATTTATTTATAATATTCCTAAAATAATAATACCATAATTTATAATGATCCCATTTCATTCTAGTTTCAATTGGTATTTTACTTTTAATTATAAATGGTTTATTTATAGTATATTGAACTCCATAACTTTCTTTATAATCTTCACTAAAATTTAATATTTTAATATCTAATTTATTAATATCTTTAAACATATCTTCTATTAAATATGCAAGTGGTTTTTCTTGTTTTGATAAATTTTTTTCATATTCTTTTTTTTTAATCTTATTTAAAATATTATTTAACAAATCTTTATTAGGTTCAATAACAATATATCCTGTTTTTATTTGATTTTTACTATATATTAAACTAGGACTTTTTAAACTAAATGAATTATCCGGATATTTTAGAATTATACTATCTATATCTATTATTATTATTTTTTTATAATCCAATTCTAATCCTAGTAATTTTGTTAATATATATTTTTGTGTTTTATCTTTGTGATTTATTACAATTTTCTCTACTAATATTATTCTATCATAAAATCTTCTTAATAAATCAATGGTATTATCATTTATATTCTTATCAATCATTATTACTAATTCAGCTAAAGAACCTATCTTTTTTAATGATTCAGCTAATACTATTGATGTTGGTGCATATAATTCATCTATTATTAAAAATGTCACATATGCATATTCTTTTTTACCATTTTTATTAATCATATCTGATGGATAATTATTTTCATAATTATTAACATTCATTATTATAATAATATTATCAATTATATTTTTTTTTACCAATCCTAATTGTTGAATTTATTTTCTTCTCACTACTCTTAATATCACTAGTTAATGTTTCATTTTGTATTAGATTACTAACTATATTACCAAAATCAATATCATCTATCTTTATTGTTTCAATTATTTCGTCATTATCTATTTTATTTTCTGTAGAATTATTTGTAATATTGATATATTCATTTAATAAATTATTACTAATTGAAAATTGTTCATTATTAATATTAGATTTATCATTATTTATTATATAATCATTTATATTATCTTCTCGTTTTTCATCTAATAATTTTAACTCATTATTTAAATTTAATAACATTTTTTCTGTTTTAAATTCATTATTATCATTATCATTATCATTATCATTATCATTATCATCATTATCATCATTATCATCATTATCATTATCATCATTATCATCATTATCATCATTATCATCATTATCATTATTATTATCATTATCATTATTATTATCATCATTATCATTATGATTATTATAAAGATTATTAGTATAAATATCAGATTGATATTTTACATTTTCTTGAAAATAATTTTGATTTAATTTATAAAGATATGACGATAATAATAGGATAATAACATAATTAAATTTTAATATTGGCATCAATATATCATATGTTATAATATGTTGTAAATTAATATTTGATTTTAAAATTAATTGAATTATAGTATTATTAGTAAAATAATTTATTTTTTCATTAAAAGATAAATATTTTTCGAATATACAGAATTTTAAATAAAAATTAATAAATTTAGTTCCAAATAAAATAATTAACCAAATTACTATAGAAATTATTATTTTTATCATTATATATTTTTATATAAATAGTTCTTAAAATTAATTATATAAAATTTTCATAATGTAAGTTTCCATTTCATATCTACTGGTATCAAACTATCATATTCTCTTTCTACTTTTGTTTCTTCTAATTCATTATTTTTGCATTCATATTTTATAAATTTTATTGAAATATCTGAATTATTATCATCATCTTCATTTTCATCTTCATCACTATCTGTATCATAGAATAATCCTTCTGCTTCTAATTGTGAAAATAGTAATTTATTATTTTTAATAAGATTATTAGTAATATCAAAATACTTTATATCTTTTGACAATAAATTTACATCAAATGATTTTAATTTATTATTATTAATTTCTAATTTTAATATATTTGGAGGAATATATTTTATTTCTTCTAGTAAATTATCACTTAAATCCAATATTTTTAGATTTTCTGGTAAAGTTTCTATATTTTTAAACAGATTGTTTGATAAATTTATATTTATCAAATTAGTAGGTAAATTTGTAATTTTTTCTAAAATGTTATGAGATAAATCTATTTTTTTAATTTCACAATTATCAAAGATAATATTATTTATATTATTATTATTAACATATAATTCTCTTATTTTACAATTTGTAAATTTTATTACTGATAAATCATTTTCACTTAAATCTAACTTTTTACAATATAAATTATTAATTTCATTAATATTTTTTATATTCGAATTTTTTAATGTAAGTTCATTCCATTTGTGTTTATTTATATCAGTATCAGAATCATTATAATTAAATATTAATTCTTCTATTTCAACCAAATTGTTTTCTATTTTTAGATTTTTTATATTTGTTGGTAGTAAACTTAAATTACATCTTGTAATATTATTAAAATTTAATGTTATTGTTTCTAACTCTTCATTTAAATAATCTAGTATTTCTTCTAAACTATTAATCTTTATATTAATAATTTCTAATACCTTATCTGTAATACTAGATTTTTCATCTGAATTTACTTCCATCTTATTTATATAATATATATTTTATTTATTATAATTATCAATTTTTACATAAATCTTTTACTTTTTCATAAATACTGGGATGTTGCTTTGCTAATTTATTACATAATTTTTTATTAAATTTTTCCAATATTAATGGTAATTTTGTCAATAATTCATTTATTTCATCATTATTTTTACCATTATCATTATTATTTTCACCATTATTATTTTCACCATTATCATTTTCACCATTATTATTTTTTTGTAAATTATTTCTTAATTTATCTATACTCTCAGTTATTTGATCTAATAATTCAATTGCTTGATTTTCTATTTCAGGTTTATAATTTTCTTTAGTAATTAAACTTATTTTTGATAATTTGTTAAATGTATTTATTTTTTCATTATTAGATGTATTATTAGAACTATTACTAGTATTATTATTATAAAATACGGCATCTGCAGGTAAAAAAATATGTCTTGTGTATAAAGTATCATCATATGGATAAAATCCACCTTTATGATATTTATTAAATTCTCTTTTAATATTAGAATAATTAAAATCTAATGATTTTGTTTTGTTGTTAAGATAATTATTAATTTTATTTAATTTTGATTCAATTATTTTACCAATAATAAATTTTATATAAATTTTATCTTCATTTGATTTATTTAACATTATAATATTATTTATGTAATATTATTATATAAAAAAAACTTTCAATTATATTATTTATTATAAAATTAAGATTATATTGGATTAGTTGGAGGTGGATTAGCTGGTGGTGTACCTTTGAAAAAAGATTCTATAATATCACTAGATTCACCATATATTTTACCAAATAATTTTTTAAGAAGTTCATTAAGTTTATTTGCTTTATCTTGATCAAAATCATCAAATTCTTTTTCTAATTTTTTATTTTTTTCTTCAAGATCTTTTATTTGTTGCTTTAAATCTTCAATTTCTTTTGATAAATTATTAAATTTTTCTTGTTCTTCTGTTAATTGTTTTTTTAATTTTTCTATTTCTGTTTGTTTACTATCTAAATCTAATGATCTATTTTTAGATTCATCACATTCTTTTTGTTTTTCTTTTATTTTTTCAATTGCTTCATTTACTTTTTCATTAATTTCAGTTTTTGTTAATTCATTTGTAGATATTAAAGCTATTATTTTATCTTGTAAATTTTTTAATTCTGTTTCTTTATTTTTAACTAATTCATCATTTTTGTTTTTTTCTTCTTCTAATTCTTTTATTTTTTCATTTAATTTAGTAATAGTATCTTTATTATTTTTAATTTCATCATCATTACCGTCTTTTGCTGCATTAAGTTCATTAGCCTTATTTTCTAATTCAGCAATTTTTGTTTTAGATTCTTTTTCTAATTCATCAATTTTTGTTTTAGATTCTTCTAATTCTTTTTCGGTATTTTTTAATTTTTCTTGAATTTTTTGTAATTGCAAATCAGGACTGGTGTTTATTTTTTCAATAATACCTTCTAATAAATTTAATTTTTCACTAAGGTTTTTACGTTCATCACCTCCAGTTTGTATATAATGTTTTAAATGTTGAGCGTATTCAATACTTTTAAATTTCTTATTATTCTTAATAGATTTAGTTAATCTATAAGAATATTTTGATAATTTATTAAAATTCATGTATATATAATTAATTATAGAAATATATTTTATTTAAGTTTTTTATAAATTAAATCCATTAATGTATCAAACATATTATCGTATACTTCACTAAATTTTGTATTTTCTTTTATATTATAAAATTTATTTATATTAATTTCTTTCTTAATAACATCATAAATTGGATTAAAAATTTTTTCAAAATAAATTTTTGTTTTAATATCATCAAAATTAGTCGGTAAATAATTTTTTTTTATTAAAACATTTTTACACAAACTATTATTCATATCAAGAAAAAATGTAAAATTTACATTAAAATCTATTTTTTGTAAATCAATAAAACTACCATATAATATCAAACCTTTTGATTTTATTTTATTAACATCATTATTAAATTTATCCCAATCATAATTATCAACATGATCATATAATTTATATTTAATTTTATCAACTTCTTTTTTAATAAAAGTATTTTTTTTAATATAATCATTTATTCTTATTATTGATAAATTTAAATCTATATTAAATTCTTTTGCAATTATTGTTTTATTAGTACATGGTAAACCTATAATTAATAATATAAATTGATCATATTTGTTAATAAATGCTTCTAAAATATTTATTTGATTATCTTTCATATAATAATTTATATTATATATATATATATTAATATAAATGAGTTTTATAAATGAAACTATATTATTATTTATTAATGTTCTACATATGATAGTTATATTATTTGTAATAGGTTCTCCTTTTTCTGGATCAAATTATTTATTAACTATGCATACAATGATAGTACCTTTTATTTTATTACATTGGGTACTTAATAATAACACTTGTAGTTTAACTGTTGCTGAAAGATTTATTAGAGAAAAAACATATGGTTGTCCAGTTAAAAATAATGAATGTTATTCTTATAAATTTATTGCTCCTATTTATGATTTCAATAAAAATCATGAATCATATTCTACATTTTCATATATACTAACAATAAGCTTATGGTCAATTTCTGTTTATAATATTTATAATAAAATTAATAATGGAGAAATAAGATCATATCATGATTTATGTCGTTTATGAACCATCACAGTTATTTATCAAAATAAATATTTCATAATCACATTGAGAATATAAAGTGATGGTTTCATTCACATACACTTGATGTTGAACTAGAGTTTATACCAATAGCATTTAAATTTTGTTTCATATTAATATCATATGATCCTCCATTTTGTTTTTTATAAGATCTTTTAAAAATATCTAAATCAAGTTGGCTATCTTCTAATTCAGTTATTGAGTGTAATGTATCCATATCATTATATCCTCCTTTAAATGTATTTTTCAAGTCAGAAGTTTCTGAAAAATTATCGCTATTTTTTAAGAATATTGATGTTTCAGAATAGTTACCACCATTTTGATTAATAGCAGATGTTTCGGAGTAATTATTTTTTAAAGGATATCTAACAGATGATGTTTCAGAATAGTTACCACCATTTTGATTAATAGCAGA